GGATGATGGTGGTGGTGAAGAGTTGGTATTTAAGCATGATAATTCAGCGCCACCTGCAGGGTTTTCCCGTATGGAGTTTGGTTCAACAGGAGGTGTTTACAACAACAGATTAACCTTAAAACATCGTCAAAGGGCGGTATTTCTTCATTCATCAGAATTACCTGGATGGTCATTGGTTAGCGGGCCATCTCCAACATTCAGCCAATATCGCTGTAAACTGGCGCAAACAGGGACATCCGATCCAACAGTTGATGTAATTGAGAACACAATTGATTCAAACATAGGGCTGGAATGGACAAGAACAGGGGTCGGGGTATACAGACTAACAGCAAGTGAAGCTATATTTACAGCTACGGGAACATTTTTCCAGATATCAGGCGCTGCCACTGGGTTGATTGCAAACATAGGAGCATCATTTTTCAGCACCACAATAATATCTGTAATCACCAGAGTTCCGGCGACTGACACAAATACAGATGCTTTGCTTGGTAACACGTGTTTTGAACTACGGACACCAGCATAAATGGCTCAGCAATTTGTAAATATCAACACGGATAAGCTTGTCAAATTCACCAACAAACTGGAAAAGATGCACCGGTCTGATTTGCCCGTTGCAATTCGTAGCACGCTTAATAAGGCAGCTTTTGATATGAAAACCAAAACGTTGCCCGCAAGCGCATTAGCCACATTTGAAAAAAGGCATGTTGGCCAGTTTTATAAAGCTAATTCAAGATTTGAAGGAGCCAGGGGTTTCGATACAAATTCGATGAAATCAACCGTTGGATTTGTAGAAAATCGGTTAAAAGGGAGAACCAATTATTCTGTTCAGGATCTTGAGCAGCAGGAAACGGGTGGGTCGCTCAGTCCTGCGCGGTCATTTCTACCGTTGAAAGGTGCAAGGGTCGGCGGCAAAGGACGGGTGCGGGATGAAAACAGGCTTTCAGAAATACCGCCCTTTGACGATGTTTTAAGGTTAATCTGTTGTTGTAAACACCTCCTGTTGAACCAAACTCCATACGGGAAAACCCTGCAGGTGGCGCTGAATTATCATGCTTAAATACCAACTCTTCACCACCACCATCATCCTTATAAGTAATGTCCCGTCCTCCCTGGTTGTCATGTAATTGACAAGGCTTGTGCTGCCATCAATTACGAGGAATGAGGTTCCTATGGTTAACGGTAATGCAATTCTACCTGGTGATCCTACAACAGAAATTTCAGTAGCTGCTTCGCTTCTTATGGTTTTAAGTAATGCTTCATAATACTGATATCCATTATATGAACTGTCTGGTAAATCATTGATTGTAATGCCGCTTAAAGCCAGCATGCGTGCGAAATACTGAAAATAATCCGCATGAGTTACCATGTCCAACTCGGTGCCTGGTATTGGCCCGGCAATATCTCTTATATTGCCATACTCATATTCTGCGTTTGGAGCATCAACGTTCTGTTTATCTTCTAATTTGATTGCCATGACTAAATATAATTAATGAAAAGATAAGCTATTGCCTGAACAGGCTTCACATTTAAAACCAGTTGCCTGAACTCCTCTTTTCGGTTAATATCAACATCTGCAAAATCCCCGACCGGATCCGCGCCAATAAAAAATGTGCTTCTTAAGTTGTCGCCAACGTCAAAAAATGCGTCTTTAGTTTCATCAATATTATTAGCGATTACATCTTCGAAATTACTTCCGGCCTGTTGCCCGCCATATTGAGATTGACCGTATTGCAACGATGTTGAATATTGTGCAAAATGACCTACAAGACCCAGAATTTCATCCGGAGACCGGGTTTCAAAGGTGTCAGGATATACCGGGAATCTATTTTCGAATACAAACACATTAAAATCTGCCGCCTGTAACTGGCCCTGTAAATAAAGAAAGTGCTGTCGTGCAGGTATGTCTCCGGGGTGCGCCATCTTTCTGAATATCGCCGCTTTCCGGTCTTCCAGCGGCACAAGCTCGTTTGTAATCATGCCTAATCTAACCTCCCAATCCGTAGCATCTCCTGCCGTGAAATTGGTGTTGTCAGGAAGGGAACTGTCTTTTATAGAAACGGCGTCATCAAAAGCTTGTTGTTCGCTCAAAGCAAGTGCACTGTGAAGCCTTTCCAGAAACGAATTGGCAGGAACTTTAAACGCTCTGCCCGTTGGATAAAGCTGTTTGGTAAGTTTTTCTATCTGATCTAAAGTGCTCACGTAAATACAACAGTATTAGAAAATGGGATATCCCCGTTTTCAAAAGTAAACGTTGATACGGAAACGGTGTCAACTTTTAATGTGACTGTTCCAAATACACTTCCTGGCTTGGCTGCAAGAATCTCAGAAATGATGCCATTAATATCAAGAATATCATTCTTGTTTGCCAGAACGTCAGATGCTGACACAAACGGTCTTATCTCATCAATAAACGCCTTTAACCCCGCCTCGATAAGATCCTCTGTTTCGGTTGTTAATCCCACAAAAGCATCTATTTCAATGTCAACATTTTTTGGTGTGATTCCCAGAAAATTAACTATAAATACCGCCAAGGGCCTTCTGCCTCTCTCTGTAAGTGGTTTGGTGGTATCAGGATCAAATTCCACAACGGCCTCGACTGCTGTGAGTATTGACGCAGTTGGCGTGCCTTTACCATCAATACTATCTGCTGTTGTAGCCTCAACAAATAAGTTTATTTCATTTGAAGCCGCTGCTTTGGCATAAGGATAAGTCCTGGAAACACCCTGGGCATCCAGTGACCATAATCTGTAATCGGACGCAGCCCCGCCCTGTGGCTCTAACCTATAGGCTTCAATTCCTTTGTCTCTGTATTCCTCGATCGTTTCCCCGACCAATGGTTGGGTTGTTTCTGAGTCTACCACAACCACCTGATCAACATTGGCTATTGGAATTGTGGCTGTTAGTTCATCTGCTACCTGTAGTTTGCTTTCTGTTCCTGCCTCCAATGCTCTTAAAGTAATCTGATCTCCAGCGGGGTATGGGTTGGATAGAGTATAATCAGTATCCAGAACGTATAACTTTCCCGGCGCTGCACTATTATCATTGCTTTTGAAGGTGGTCTGGGCCACAATGAGAGCGCCTACTGTTCCTGTTACATCAACCAGATATTCACCAGCCACAGCCGCAAATGGATTTCTCCCGAGTTTTATTCTGCCAAATCTCTCCAGTGTTCCGCCAATAGATTCAGGATCTGCAGTATCAATAAAAATATTTTTCTGTAACTCACCGATCCCGGTATAATATAATTTCAGTTTGGCCGCCTGAACAGATGACAGTGCGAACAAAAAGTTCTTCCCGAAACGAGGAATAGTTATATTAAATTCAGACTCCAGGTCTTGTATGACCTGATCCTGTAATTCCTGTAATGTGGGTATAGTTATCATATCAATATATTGTGCTTATGGAAGTGGATCGTCCGGGCCTGCCCATTCAGGAAGCTTTAATTCTGTAGTTGCTTCATCGTAGTTGAATTGCGGCATTGATCCCAATGGTGGCGGCACAACAACCACGGTTTCGGGTAATTTAATCCAACCATGTGTTCCCAGAGTATTAATTCTTTCCAGTATGTTTTCAACAACAAGGTTTTTAAAACCATTAAACAGTCCTACAGGGATTTTAAAATAAATGTTTGTTATTGCCATGATTAAGGGGGGGTATCTGCTACGCGGTCGCCAACCTCCATGTTCGCAGTGGTTAATGTGTCCGACGCTGACCCATCGTCAGGAATTTCCCAATTACCGCCAGTGAATACTGCACCTTCGCCCATTCTCCACCAATTAACCAGGTTAGCGACTTTTGAATGAGTAGATAAGTTTAATACCATTCCCAAATCGTATAGCTCCGTCATTTCGGATGCATTAAGCCCGGCATTCCAGATATCAACTTCATCTATATTGCCCGCTAAAAAATGTGTATTTCCATTGCTATTCCAGTTCGTGCAACCTATTCGCCCCGTATCTAATCCGGTGATATCGTCAAACCATAATGTGGTATCAATACTAACTACAAAGATTGATGATTCAACCGCTCCATTAACATACAATACAGGAAGGACTCCGTTTTGAACTACTGCCACGTGCGCGTAGGTGTTGTCAGATAAAGATTGGGAGATTGCCTGTATTACCCATTGATTAGTGCCTGATTGCCTGAAGGTGGCTGTTAGCTTTCCGGTTGTGGCTTCCACATAAAGCCGTATCAAAGTGTTTGCATTGGCATCACCGAAAGCAATAACTGACGTAGTGGCTGCCGGCGTTGAGTCTGGTAACTTAATCCAGGCCGCCAATGTTCCCACATTATCCGTAGGTGTCGCCGCGTCCATTTCCCCATATTCATCTACGCCATCGTGGAGGAGTGAAAACGCACTGACAAATGACGACGCTGAAATATAATCCACCTTGGTTTCCGTGTCCGTGCCGTGTGTGTTTGTGGCCGCAAGTTCAACGGTATAGTCATCTTCTACATCAAACTCAACCTGCGGGTTCTGGGATGCACTGGTTGTTCCGTTTAAAAATGTTACGGTTGAAGGGGTAAATGTCCACAACCAACTCGTAGGTGTATTCGTAGACAAATCCGTGAAATTAACTTGCACGTCTAGTGCCGGAGCAGTCTCGTCGGCGATAAAATCAGCAACAGGAACCAGCCCGGAATCAATATAATCCACCTTCACTTCATCGTCTGACCCTTCATCGTTGGTAGCTGTTAATGTCACAGTGTATAGAGCCTCCGTATCAAATGTTACCACCGGGTTTTTAGAGTTTTGTGTTGTTCCTCCGATAAATGTTATCTTATCAGGATTAAATACCCACAACCAGCTGTCGGGCGTATTGGTGGATAAATCAGTAAATAAAACAGTTGCCCCCACATCGGGTATAACATCGTCCGCAATAAAATCAGCTACCGGAGCAGGAATCGGTGTGGGCTCAATAACGGGAGGCAAGAGATATCTCCTGGGGTCTTCTAATAATATACCGAGAGTTGCATCCCAGATAAACACAAACCTCTTTTCTTCCTGATTGTCTTTTCGCCTTGCAAAAATCTCTATTTCTACTGTATCAACAGCGATTATTGATACTGTGACTTTCAACGTGGCAAACGATCTCATAAACTCAATATCCTTTTTTACATCTGCCTCTATCAGCAAACGACCCGAGCTATTTAATGCTACCGTTGTCAGTCTTTTTTCAGTTAATGAATTGAATTGTATTAATGGGTTGGTTTTAAACAAAAGACTGTTAGCCCAGAAATCGAATGCCTGTTCTTCCTCTGGTCGGGTTACAGGAGTAGGAAATCCCACATTACCACCGAACATTGCTAAATAGGGCATGTTATCCCATCCGAATATTACCGATAAATCATTGGCATCTTGTAACAATACCAGGTCACCACCATTTCCTGTTTCTATGATTTCAAGATCGATCGCCATTTATTGTCCGAAATTGAATGATGATGTGCCCACCGGCAAATTAGGCACAATTAAATCTGTGTCTCCTGTTACTGTGCTTCCGGGGGGCAGTGGCCCCATGTTTATAGTTATACTTTTCTCTATTAATTCTTCTGTTCTTTGGGTGTTAGCTTCCACTTTTTCGCTTTCCGGATTAACCAGTTCGGCCCGTATTCTTTCCTGGATACCAAACGCGGCGTTTGATTGTGCTGCAAGGCTCGCAACTTCTTCCGCCTGTAACCTAAACCCTGCTCCTGGTGATACAAATTCCGCAGCCTTTTCGAATAACGTAAGCTCTCTAATACTGGCCCGCATAGCTGCAATAGCCTTTTCTTTGCCCACTATCGCCGCTACCTCTTCCAGCCCGCGTTGCTTTATACTTTTAGTAAGTTCCTGTTCGGCTCTGTTGATT